TAATGATATCGTGTTACTGATCGTGGGCGGGATAGGCGGTATTTTGACCAAGGGTTTAACCAATGAGGCAACCAATATGATGAATGCAGCCAAGGCCAATAAGGATGCTTACGTTGCACCTCCTCCCCCACCGCCAGCTCCAGTTGTTATGATGGCTCCATCTTCTCCGTCTGGCTGGACTCCACCCCCTCCACCCATGTCTCACCCCACCTTGGAAGATGACGCAGAACGTGAGAGAATGGCTCATGCAAGGGCTAGTGTAAATGTTTGAGTTTTTTGCTAACATTTTTCTCTATATTGCCTATTGTGTACTAATTTTGGCTATTTTGGTACACGTTGTGTCCTATGTGTTTCCGTTGGGTACATATAAGTTCCCAGTACAGATTGTCAGTCTGATCTTAATTCTTTTAGGAGGTTACTATGTCGCAGATCATCACGGCTATGAAAGACGGGTTGCAGAAGATCAAGCAGAAATTGACAGACTTAATGGCGAAGCTAGGGCAAAAGAAGCAGAGCTAAACCAAAAGTTAACTCAGTCTAATTTGGCACTTAAAAAGGCAAAAAATGATATTCAAACCAAGCAGACTAGTATTAATGCTAGGGTTGACTCTGGCGAGTTGCGCCTCCCCTCCAGTTGTGCCGTTCAAACCGCCACAGATGCCTCCACTGCCAGAGGAGATACAGCCAATGACGGCCAATCTGAGCGAGAGACTATTAAGGCTCTTGCAAGTATCGCAGCAGACGGGGACATCGCCATCACCCAACTCAACGCTTGTATTGACACCTACAACAAAGTGAGACAGACAGTCAATGAGGGGGTGAAATGATTAATGCACAACAACTCCACAAACTAGGTATTGGGGCTGAATGGGCTCAACCCTTGATGGATACGTTTGTCAAGTTTGGCATGGTCAGTCCAAAGGAACAAGCATCTTTCATAGGGCAATGCAGTCATGAGAGCAACCATTTCCGAGTCTTGGAAGAAAATCTTAACTATCGAGCAGAGACCCTTCAAGCTTTGTTCGGTCACAAGTTTAAACCCGAAGAAATTCAATCTTACGCCCATAATCCACAGCGCATCGCCAATAGGATTTACGCCAATCGCATGGGAAACCGTGACGAAGCCTCTGGGGATGGGTACCGCTTTAGGGGAAGAGGGCTTGTTCAACTCACCGGGCATGACAACTACTGGCACTGTGGCCAAGCGGTGGGTCAGGATTTTGTGATGAATCCTGACTTGGTGGCAACTCCAACATTCGCTGCCATGAGCGCTGGGTGGTTCTGGCAGACCCATCATTGCGGATCTTTAATAGACAATCAAGAGCAACTTTGTAAGCGTGTAAATGGTGGATTAATAGGACTCCAAGATAGAATAGCCCAAACCCAAAATGCACTTGCTGTTTTGACTGCCTAGTGGGAAAATAGACTGAAAATGGGGATATTATGACCACTACTGTACTTACGCCATCAAATCCTAATTCATGGGTTCTGACCTATGATAACTTGATTGCCATCGTTCCACAGTATTTGGAGAGGTCAGATACCGCAACAATCAACGCGATTCCCACCTTTATCACTTTGGCTGAGTTTGAGATAGCTCAGCAGATCAAGACTTTGGGTCAATTGCAGATTGTTGAGGCAACGATGACCGCAGGCAACCCAGTCATCCAAAAGCCCTCCAGATGGCGTAAAACCGTCTCTATGAATTACACGGACAGCAGTGGTAACCGTAACCCTATCTTGCTTCGTAAGTACGAGTATTTGACCAATTATTGGCCAGTCAACACACAAACATCGCCTCCTTTGTTTTACTCGGACACAAGTTGGGACTTCTGGTATGTTGCTCCAACTCCAGATCAATCGTATAACTTTGAAGTGCTCTACTATGAGCGCATTCAGCCTTTGAGTTCTACCAATCAGACCAATTGGCTGACACAGAATGCACCCAATGCCATGCTTTTTGGCACGTTGTTGCAAGCCATGCCTTTCCTTAAAAATGACCAACGTCAGATCTTCGAACAGAAATATCAGGAAGCTATTCAAGCCCTGAAAGCTGAAGATGTATCTAGAGTTGGAGATCGTCAATCTGTTGCAGTGGACAGTTAATCATGACTTACTATGTAAACCCCTATACAGGTTCCACGATCAGCCCATCTCAGGTTGGTTATGAGAGCCTCACAATCAGTGCTAACACCACGCTTCAGTGGCCAGTCAATGGCAACACAAGTGGAGTTGTTGCCAACATCATCGAGGTGACAGCCACAACGACTGGCCTAAAGTTGATTTTGCCCACTGCGACTCAAGTCTCTACAGGGCAGTCATTTTTAATTAAAAACATAGCAACCAATCCTTTTACGGTCTATGAAAATGACACAACGACTAGTTTGATCACCATCAATTCAGGAATCTCGTACTACATTTACTTGACAAATAACACCACTACAAATGGTACATGGTCGGTCTTGCAGTTCGGGGCGAGCACGTCTGTAGCGAATGCAACAAGCTTGGCAGGGTATGGTCTAACCGCTACAGGTACAACTCTTAACACTACAACTTTACCTGTCAACTACTACAGCACACAAACACTTCCAAATTCAGTCCAATCACAATTGACAACTTGGTCAGGTGGCGTGGGCACTTTGACGCTTCCAACATCTACTGGGGTAGGATCTAGTTGGTTCACAATCATTAAAAATAATGGTACAGGTGTTTTAACGGTCGCTGCACAAGGTTCAGATGTCATTGACGGGACAAGTGGTTCTTTCCAATTGCAGATCGGAGAATCGTTTTACTTGGCGTCCAATGGATCGACTGGATTTACCTCGTGGGGTTATGGACAAAGTTCAGTATTTTTCTTTACTCAAGAACAAATATCAGTAACTGGCGCGTCAGCAACCATTACCTTAACAAGCACACAAGCATCGTACACCCTACAAAATTACACTGGCACATTAAGTCAAAACACCAATGTGATCGTCCCACCGACAGTCCAGTTTTATGTGATCACGAATAGTACAAGTGGATCCTATACTCTGACGTTCAAAACCTCAGTTTCTGGCGGATCAACACTTACCATACCATCAGGCACTACAGTTGGCATGATTTGTGATGGTACAAATGTAGTTGGTATTTCAACTGTGACAAACAGTAGTAATAACATTACTTTGCAAACAGCGTCAGCCACCAATCCGTCTTTGAACTTCTCTGGTAATCTTACGACTGGACTTTATTTGCCCAGTTCAAATACGATTGGATTTACCTCGAATGGCGCACAAGCTGCGACCCTTGGCCCGAATGGTTTGTATGTTGTCAATGGTATCAGTGGAGGTACATTTTGACAGCTAAGGTAATAGCCCTTCAGGTACCCCCTGGTATCCAAAGGGATGGTACGATGTTCGCATCGCTTTCATATGTTGATGGTCAGTGGGTTCGTTTCCAACGTGGTCTTCCTAGAAAAATAGGAGGCTATACAGGCGCTTTTCTTAATTCGTTTGGTATCTCTCGTGGTCTTATCATGAGCGCCACGAATGGATTGAACTACATTATTTCAGGCTATAGTGCAGGTGTTCAGCAATGGGTGACCAACAATGTCACAGCCATAGGAACAGGCCCAACATCTTTTTCGATGAGTACATCCTTTACTCCGAATGATTACAATCTTTGGCAGTTTGACATAGGGTATGACTCAACAGGAGGTGGGAATCTACAATTGATTGCGCACCCTGGTCAGAATCTCCAGTACATTACAAACACCACAAACACTCGACCCTTGTATGGTCAGTTCACAGGCACGTCATTAGCCCCTGTAGGCGTTTTTACCGCAACAGGCACCCTAACATCAGGATCCAAGCTTGTGACGTTTGCAAGCACGATTGTGGCGATTGGCGCAGGGGTTTCAGTCTCAGGCACTGGCATACCCTCCAACACCACGGTTGTCTCATCTAGTCTTCAAGGATATGGCCCTGTTGGTCAAGTCACTATCAATACGCAAGGTACAGGTTACACATCTGGAACTTTTACGGGTGTATCTATTGTTGGTGGAAAAATTGGTTCAGGCGCACAAGCAACCGTTGTTGTCACGGGTGGTGTTATCACTTCGGTAACTGTTACCCTTGGTGGATCAAATTACTTGTACCAAGACACATTTACCTTATCTGGTGGTGGTATTGGATCAGGCACAGGATTCCAAGGAACTATCAGTGCTTTGGCGACTATCACTTCTAATCTATGGACGGCTTTTTTAAACAATAGCGCAACCACAAGCGGAGCGCAGACATTGACATTCGACAACAACATCTCTGTGTCGGGTGGAGTTGTGATGTTATTTCCTTACCTCTTTGTGTATGGAAATAATGGACTGATACAGAACTGCGCTGCAGGTGACTTCAACAACTGGACAAGCGCTGACTCAAACGCCAACAACGTGGCCTCTACAAAGGTTGTGAAGGGCTTACCTTTAAGGGGTGGTACAACCTCTCCATCGGGCTTATTTTGGTCTTTAGACAGCGTTATTCGTGTTTCCTATACCCCAACAACGGTGACCACTGGAAGCACCTCTAGCACGTTCTATTGGCGTTATGACTTGATTACTCAGCAAAGTTCTATCTTGTCTTCTAGTAGCGTCATTGAATATGATGGAATCTTTTACTGGGCAGGCATTGATCGGTTCTTGATGTACAACGGAGTTGTTGCCGAAATTCCAAATTCAATGAATCTAAACTGGTTCTTTGACAACTTGAATTATTCTCAGCGTCAAAAGGTTTGGGCAACAAAAGTTCCACGGTATAACGAGATATGGTGGTTTTATCCACGTGGTGATGCAACTGAATGTACAGATGCAATTATCTACAATGTACGTGAATCACAACTTGCTGGCAAACCTGTGTGGTACGACGCTGGCTCAGCACCAGGGGCTCAACGTTCATCTGGTTGGTTCACTGAAGTCTTTCCCAAACCTATCTGGGGTGACACAAATTCAACCACTACATTATCAATTGTT